GGAAGGCGACAACAACGCCCTCATCCCGGTGGACAAGTGGGCAGCGTTTAGCGAGAAGGGCGGCCTTAAGGGCAGCATTGACCTGCTCCCGCTAGACACGCTCGCCGCAGCCCTTATCCAATGCTACCAAGCCCGTGCCGACATCAAGGCACAGATATACGAAATCACGGGCATCTCGGACATTATCCGTGGCGCGTCCTACGCCAGCGAAACGGCCACCGCGCAGCAGATCAAGGGCCAGTACGCGGGACTGCGCCTCCGCTCTATGCAGGAGGACGTAGCCCTATTTGCGACCGAGGTAATACGCCTCAAAGCGCAGATCATGTGTACCAAGTACCAACCCAAGACGATTGTGGAGTACGCGGCTGCACAGCAGATGAGCGAGCAGGATCAGCAACTTATCCCGCAAGCCCTGCAACTGATTCAAAACAAGCCGCTGCGTAACTTTCGCATTGAAATTGCCGCCGACTCGCTTGTCCAGATTGACGAAATGCAGAACAAGCGCGACCGATTGGAGTTTATCCAAGCGTTCGGTGGGTTCTTGCAGCAAGCCCTGCCGGTTGGTCAGAACGCCCCCGAGATGGTGCCGGTCATGGTTGACTTGCTCAAGTTTGGCGTACAGGCGTTCAAGCAATCGCGGCCGCTGGAAGGTGCGCTGGATCAAGCGTTGGAACAGATGAAACAGAACGCCGCACAGCCGAAACCGAACCCGGAAGCCGAAGCGGCCCAAGCGCAGACGCAAGCCGAAATGCAAAAGACGCAAATGGCGATGCAAGCCGACTCGGCCAAGATGCAAGCGACGATGCAGTTGGAACAGGCCAAGTTGCAGCAAGAGGCCGCATTGGAGCAGCAGCGTCAGCAGTTTGAAGCGCAGATCAAGGCGCAGGAACTTCAGCAGAAAGAGCAGATGGAGCGGTTCAAGGCAGAACTGGACGCGGCCACAAAGATCATGGTCGCCCGCATTGCTGCCAACCCCGGTCTGGACATCCCGCTATTGGAAGCCCAACAGGCTACGACCGAGCGCGTGGTGCAGGACATGGGCGCAGAGGTCAAGGCCGCAATGGAACGCCTCGGCGTGCTGTACGAAAACCTTGCCAACGCTCAAACGCAAGGCATGGACGGCATCCGTTCTGCGCTGACCTCGCTGACCGCGCCGAAGCGCATTATCCGTGGGCCGGATGGCCGTGCGGTGGGCGTGGAAGCCGTGCAGCAGTCGCTTGAATTTGCTCCCGAAATGAGGCCGCAGTAATGGCTACCGTGCAGACGACACGCGGTGAAATGGACGAGGCTGACCTTGTAAAGAAGGAAGGCGTAGTTGATAACGACCGCGAGCATACAAAGTGGGTGGAATACTGGTTTGAGAATGAACTCGTCCACAGGTCTGTTCACGTTCATTTGAAACAAACCCCCGCCCTGTTCCCCGAATTGGAGACTTTCAATGGCTAACACACAGGCAATGTGTACCTCGTTCAAGGTGGAAATCTTGGGCGGCGTTCACGCAATCGGCACGCCCCCAACCCGTGCGACCACGGCAAAGGACACGTTCAAGGCCGCGCTATTTCTTGCCAGCGCATCCCTTGGTGCCGGCACGACCGCCTATAGCACCTCGGGAGAGGTAAGCGGCGCAGGGTATACGGCGGGCGGCATTACGGTAACCAACGCCACCGCGCCGACCTCAAGCGGTACGACAGCGTATTGGACGCCCTCGGCCTCGCTGACGTATTCCAACGTCACGCTGACGACGGCATTTGATGCGGTATTGATTTACAACAGCAGCCAAGGCGACAAGGCGGTGGCCGTGTATACCTTTGGCAGCCAAACGGTGACAAGCGGTACGTTCATTCTGACGATGCCGACCAACGACTCGTCTACCGCCCTTTTGCGGATCGCGTGATGACCCGTGGCAAAGGGGCCGTGGGACACAGGTACATGGGATGATGCCCAATGGGATAGCCTCCCGGTTACGTCAACGTCGGCTACAGGCGGCGTTGGCAATCTCGGGCAGTCTCGCTCAAACACTCTCGCGGGTGAAACTGCGACTGGTGCAACTGGCGATGTGGCCGATTCCGTCACGCTTGCCGTCAGCGGAGTTGCCGCCAGTACCGCCATCGGAGACGTTGCCGACAGCATTGAAGTCGGCCTCTCGGGCGTATACGGTCAAGGGCTTATCGGTGACGAAAGTGAAAGCGTCATCGTCCCGACCCTTGGCGTTGAAGCCCAAGGCCAAGTCGGCGACACGGCCGCGCAATCCGAGATTGCACTTGTCGGTGCAGAGGCTACGGGAAATGTCGGTACAGTCGGCAGCCAAGGCACCCAAAATCTCGTGGGTGTCGCCGCGACCGGAGAAACCGGAACCCTTACCCCATCCATCGTTCCCGTCATCGTCCTTGACGACACGCACGACGGCGATAAGCGCGAAAAGAAGCGTCAAAAGCGGTGGCAAGACGAGCAAGAAGCGAGGGAAAGACGCAAACGGGAACTGATTGACGTATACGAGCAGTTGGTTGAGGGGCGGCCGGCCGTAGCGGCGCAGATTGTTAAGCCCTACGTCAAACCCACCTCACGCCGAACTGCCGAACCGACGATAGATTGGAACAAACTAATAGGCGATGTGGAGCGGGTACAAGCCCTTTACCGCGAATACCAAGAAATGGACGACGAGGACGTATTGTTGCTGCTATGAAACGTACATGGGTCTACATTGACGGTGAATTTGTAGAGAAGAAGCGGGACGAAAAGGGTCGTATGCACTACCTTTTCCCCGAGTTTAAGCCGTACAAATCCATGATTGACGGTCGGATCATTGAATCCCGAGAGCAGCACCGTCGGCATTTGAAGGCTAACGGCTGCATTGAGGTGGGCAACGAAGACCCGCTCAAGCACGGGCCGAAAGGCAAGCCAGAAAACAAGCGGCTTGAGGTGCTGAAGCACCAGTTAGCCAACATGACGCATCGGGAAGCCAACCAAATCCTGTCCCGACTGCGTGATGACCTCCGTTTTACCCGAAACCCCACAGGAAATAGGTGATGACGATGGATATGAATGCCGAAACCACACCGGAAACCCCGGAAGTTGAGGTTGCAGACCGCAAAGACTTGCTGGCACAGCAGTTTGAGGCGGCAGAACGCGGTGAGGACGTAGCCCCATCGGGCCGTGACGACCGTGGCCGCTTTGCAAAGACCGAAAAAGCCGCTCCCGCCCCCGAAATGCAGGAACCGGCCGAAGAACCCGTCTGGATGAAGCCCCCGGCATCGTGGAAAAAGGATTATCACGACGTTTGGCTGTCGGCTGACCCGAAAATGCGGGAATACGCATATCAGCGCGAAGAACAGATGCGAAAAGGCGTGGAGCCGCTGTTATCCAAGGCACAGTTTGCCGACGCGATGAACCAAGCCCTTGAGCCGTATATGCAAACGATCCAAGGACTCGGGCTAAAACCCGAGCAAGCGGTCGCTGCTCTTGCTCAAGCCGACTACACGCTACGAACTGCTCCGCCCGAACAGCGCGTGCAGTACCTTTACAACCTCGCCGCCCAATATGGCATCCAACTCGGCCAGCCGGGGCAAGCCCCGCAAGCCGGACAGGTCAACCCGCTCGTATGGCAGTTGCAAAACGAACTGAATGCGGTGCGCGGTGAAGTGATGGGCTGGAAACAGCAGCAGGAAATGGCCCAAAACCAACAACTGCTGAACGAAATTAACGATTTCTCGGCGAAGGCCGAGTATTTTGAGGAAGCGCGTCCAACGATGATCCAACTGCTCCAGACAGGAGTGGCGCAGACATTGGAGGATGCCTATGATAAGGCAATACGTTTAGATTCAGCGTTATTTGACAAGGTGCAGTCAGCCCAACAGGCACAGATTGCAGCAAAGCAGAATGCTGAAAAAAACCGAGCAGCAAAAGCCGCTCGGGCGGCTGCGGTCAGCGTCAGAGGTTCTACACCCGGAACCAACACGGCTCCCAAAGCGCATAGTCGCCGTGCAATGCTTGAGGAAGCATTTGATGAATCAAGCGCACGGTTGTAATCAACTGATATAGGAGCATTCAAATGGCATTTGCCAACTCTAGTATCAGCGACATTATCGCTACTAACATTCAGAGCCGTAGCGGTGAACTCGCTGATAACGTGACGAACAACAATGCGTTGCTTCGTCGCTTGAAGGAGCGCGGAAACGTCAAGACGTTCTCTGGCGGTAACGTGATCCTTCAAGAAATCATGTACAACGACAACACGACCAACAACACCAACTCGTATAGCGGCTACGAAGTGTTGAACGTGGGACAGAACAGCCCGATTTCGGCTGCCCAGTTCAGCATCAAGCAGTACGCCTCGGCGGTGTCTATCTCTGGTCTGGAAATGATCCAGAACAGCGGCAAGGAGGCCATCATTGACCTTCTTGACGGTCGTATGGAAGTGGCCGAAGCCCAACTGGCTAACCGCATCAGCGGTGACCTGTACGGTGACGGCACGGGCAACGCGGGTAAGAACCTTGACGGTCTTGCTGCGGCGGTGCCGGATGCCCCGACCTCGGGAACGTATGGCGGCATTAACCGTGCCGTGTGGACGTTCTGGCAGTCGGTGGCGTACTCGGGCGTAACCAATGGTGGTGGCGCGGTTTCGGCTTCCAACATCCAGCAGTACATGGACGCGGTTGCGGTGCAACTGATCCGTGGTACGGATAAGCCGGATTTGATCGTTGCCGACAACAACTACTACCGTCTGTACCTGCAATCGCTCCAAGCGATCCAGCGTATTACGGATAGTGGCTCGGGCATGGCGGGCGCGGGCTTCGCCGCCCTCAAGTATTACGGCGCGGGCATGGCCTCCGACGTGGTGCTGGACGGTGGTATCGGTTCGTCCTCGTACAACTCGGGCAGCGGCAACGCGAACCATATGTGGTTCCTCAACACCAAGTATCTGCACTTCCGCCCGCACAAGGATCGGAACTTCGTGCCGATTGGTGGTGAGCGACAAGCCGTCAACCAAGACGCCATTGTGAAACTGATTGGCTGGGCCGGTAACCTCACCTGCTCGGGCAGCCAGTTCCAAGGCGTGTTGATCGCGTAAGGAGTACACCAAAATGCCTACGATTATTAACGGATTTGCATATCCGTCTCTTACTGACACGCAGACTTCTCCGTCCGTCAATGTTGGCACGACTGTCAACCTTGACGACGGTGGACAAGCGGTCTATGTGCAAGCGGCTTCTACGGTGTCAACCTACGCGGCGGTTTCCGTCCTTGTAGACAACACCGTTGTCCCGCTGACCACGACCAACTCGGCAAACAGCAAGGCTGTGGGTTTCGCGCAAACGTCAATCGCGTCTGCGTCCTACGGCTGGGTGCAGATTGGCGGCAAGCCCCGCGTGAGCGTGGCGACTGCGTGCCAACCGAACGTCCCGCTGTACACGACTGCGACCCCCGGCGTCCTTGACGATGCCGTGGTGTCGGGTGGCTTGGTGGCCGGTCTGGTTGCAACCACCTCGGCGGCCTCGGCCTCTGCGGTGACTTGCATTGCCGGTTACGTCCACGTCTTTACGGGCGTGGGTGGCTAATAAGCCATGCAACCTCTGGAGATTACGATTCAAGCAGCCGGTACGGAGGAAGAACTTTGTTCCAATATCCGTTCGGCCTTGTCTCGTAATCTTCCAGAACTGACCCTCACTCCCACCAAACACGATGGCAACATGGTGCTGGTGGCGAGTGGGTGGTCTATGCCGAACTACATTGATGAGATTAAGGCGCACCGCAAACTCGGTCGCCCGATTGTGGCTATCAAGGCCGCACACGATTTCCTAGTTAAAAATGGCGTTGAACCCGATTTGTGGGTCAATCTTGACCCGCGTGACCGCACAAGCGGTATCCAGCGGTTAAACGACTATACGGTTTATATGCCCGCCTCTCGCTGTCCCCCTTCCACGTTTGACCATTTGAAGGGCCGCAAAATTTTGCTGTGGCACTCATGGTCGCCGGGAGCGGAGATGGAGGCGATGGGGCCGGGAAAGTTAGCGGTCGGCGGTGGCACGACCTCGGGTCTACGGGCCATCAACATCGGCTATCTGCTCGGTTTTCGTAAGTTCACGCTTTACGGTTACGACTCATGCAACGACGAAAAGGGCATGAAGCGGTTTACCGGCGAAATGGCGGTCAACCCGATTGAGGTTGTTGTTGGCGGCGAAAACGGCAAAAAGTTTAGTTGCAGCACGGCGATGGCGCAGCAAGCCAACGAGTTTCAGCAGATTTATGGCGTGATGCCCGATATATCCATCACGGCAGTTGGGCCGGGGCTGATCGCCGCCATCATTGACGAACGCAAAAAGTTGCGATTGGTGGCGTAATGGCTCTCCCCTCCAGAGTTTTAGGAAGCGGCGTAAACAGCCTATCCACCGTTTCCATTTGCGGGGATGGACAAGATGACATTACGGCGGCTGGTACGTCGGCGGGTGATGCTACGCAGTTATTGGCTATCTACAACAGCGTAGACACCACGCCCGCAGCCAGCGGCGTAAAGTTAATGAAGTGCGAAATGGGTGCGACGGTCGTAATCTTCAACTCGGGCGCACACACTTTGACGGTCTATCCGTATGATTCGGATACGATCAATGGAACAACGTCGGCGTCGGTTGCACAAAACCACTCCACGATGTTTTTCGCTATATCAAATTCACGTTGGTATAGCCTTAACGGTGAACGAGTCTAATCCCCACAGGAGCCAAGACAATGCCTTTAGATAGCGATGTAGCAAACGGCGACTCACAGTTGCACGTTGAGTTTTTTCTGTCCGAAGCCAAGGGTTGGGAAGGTAAGCCTTTTGTCCGAATTATGATTCCGGGCGATAAAAACACCATCATTGAACAACCGTTGCGCGAGGATCATAAGCAGCGTTTTCCCCGGCAATATCTGTATTTCCAGATGTCGCAGGAGAAGAACGAAGCCCCGGCCATTGGCACATCGCTTGAGGCGTGGTCTAACGATGACCCGGATGGGGTCAGCAAGGCGTGGATTGAAGAACTAAAGATTCTGAAGTTTCAGACCGTGGAGCAGGTGGCTGCCGCGTCGGATTTGCAACTTCAGCGCATCGGCATGGGCGGTGCGGGACTGCGTGAGCGGGCGAAAAACTATCTGACCCGTAAGAACCGCAGCGAAACGGCTGAAGAACTGGACAACACCAAAAAGCAGTTGGCCGAACTACAGGCGCAAATGGCCGAATTGATGGCCTCCAAAACGCGCCGTGGCCGACCGCCGAAGGAACACCAAGAGGCGTAACTTATGTCTACGATGCTACAACTCGTCCAGCAGGTGACGAACGAGTTGGGCCTACCGACCCCCTCAACGGTCGCGGGCAACCCGAACCAAGACGTGGTTCAGATTTTGGCGTTGATGAACGCTACGGGTTACGAGTTGTTGCGTCGGGCTGATTGGCGAGAACTGACCAAGCAGCACACGTTTTACACGGAAGCAACTTCTACGGTCGGAACGTGGACGACGACCTCTACGACAATTACTGGCATCCCGTCTACGGCTGACATTGATACGACCTATCAAGTCACGGGGCAGGGTATCCCAAATGCCACTTATGTGACGAGCGTACCGAATTCTACGTCGGTCACGATCAACTACAAGCCGACCGAAGCGGGCGTTGGTGCCTCGCTAAACTTCCAAAAAGTGAAGTACGGTTTGCCCGCTGATTACGTTAGCAGCGTCAACCGCACGCATTGGGACAAGTCCAAGCGTTGGGAAATGCTCGGCCCCGAGTCGCCGCAGCAATGGGAATGGCTGCTCTCGGGCTACATCAGCACCGGCCCCCGTATTCGCTGGCGTTTGCTTGGCAAATACTTCCAGATTTGGCCGGGTGTGAACGCGGGCGAACTGCTCGGCTTTGAGTACCGCAGCGCGGCGTGGGCGATTGGCGCAGACGGCACGGCCAAAAACTCGTTTACGGCCGACGATGACACTTGCATATATCCCGACCGCCTCATGGTGCTGTCCACCAAACTCAAGTATTTTGAGGCCAAGGGCTTTGATACGACCGCCATCTACCGTGATTACCTCATGGAACTGGAAACCGCGATGGCGCAGGACACGGGCGGTGCCAACCTTTCGTTTGCCCCGCGTCCGGGTACGGTGTTGATCGGCTACGACAACATCCCCGATAGCGGTTACGGGTACGACAACTGATGGCACGGGCGGCACGCAGACTCGTTCAGCAAGCGAGAGCCAACGTCGCCTCGCTCCCTGCTCCCGTGGGCGGCTGGAACGCCCGCGACTCACTCGCCAACATGGCACCGACCGATGCCGTGACAATGGAGAACTACTTTCCGGGCGTTTCTAACATCAATCTGCGCGGCGGGTACAGCAAACACGCGACCGGCTTGCCGGATGACGTAGAAACGCTGATGACGTACAGCAGCCCAACTGCGAACAAAATGTTTGCCGTGTCGGATGGGAAGATTTATGACGTTACGTCAGCCGGTGCGGTAGGGGCTGCGGCGGTTTCCGGTCTATCCAACAGCCGTTGGCAATACACCAACATCACGACCTCGGGCGGCAACTATTTGTACGCCGCAAACGGGGTCAACAAACCGTTGCTGTACGACGGATCAACATGGACGGCAATTGACGGCACATCTACCCCGGCCATCACGGGCGTAACCACGACCTCGCTAAACTATCCGACGCTGTTTAAGAACCGGCTATGGTTTATTGAGAAAAACTCGCTGAAAGCATGGTACTTGCCGACGGCCTCAATCGGCGGTGCCGCGCAGGTGCTAGACCTGTCTGCCGTGGCCCGTTTGGGCGGCAAACTGGTCAATATGGCCTCTTGGACGATTGATGCGGGTTACGGCGTTGATGACAACCTCGTTTTCGTCACCGACAAGGGCGAAGTCATCGTTTATCGCGGAACCGACCCCGCCTCGGCCTCCACTTGGGCTGTCATTGGCGTGTGGATATTGGGTGCGCCAATTGGTGATCGGTGCGTCATCAAGTACGGCGGCGACTTGCTAGTGCTGACGCTAGACGGCTTGGTGCCGATGGCCTCTGCGCTGCAATCCTCACGCATTGACCCCAACATCGCCCTATCGGACAAGATACAGGGCGCATTTGCTGCCGCCGCATCGGCATACCAAACCAACTTTGGTTGGTGTTTGCTTTACAACCCGAAAAATAACGCTTTGATTGTCAATGTGCCGGTCAGCGATTCGGCGCAAGAACAGTTTGTGATGAACAACATCACCAAAGCGTGGTGCAAGTTTACGGGCTGGACAGCATTCCACTTTGCGCTTCTTAACGATGAACCGTATTTCGGTGGCCCCGGCTATGTCGCCAAGGCATGGACAATGGGTTCCACCGGCTTCATGGACGATTCGGCCAACATTAACGGCCGTGTGCTACAAGCCTTTAACTACTTTGAGACGCGGGGTGTCAAAAAGATTTTCACCCGCGCCAGACCGTCCATTTTCAGCAACGGCACGCCGTCCATTACGGTCGGCATGAACGTGGATTTCAACATCTACGACACGACGACCCCAATTGCGATTACCAACCCCACGGTAGGCGTGTGGGACACCGGCGTTTGGAATACGGCGGTGTGGGGGTCGGATTTGGAAATTCAGAACAATTGGCAGGGCGTTACAGGGGTTGGATATTGTGGCGCGGTGCAGTTAGCCAGCGCGTCCAAGAAACTGAATATTCAATGGTCATCCACAGACATTGTGTTTCAACTCGGATGGGCTGGCATATAACAAGCGGCCCCGAGGTGGGCGAATGGGTCTGTGGACACACGGGCGGCGGTTATCACGCCGAACGCTCCAACGCCCTTGGCCTACGCAAAGGCGACGAATTGGTCTGTGGGGTGGTGTACGAGAACTGGAACGGGCGATCCATTGTCTGCCATATCGCCTTTCTGGATCGGCTAACCCCGACGTATCTGGCCGCCATTTTTGACTATCCGTTTAACGTCTGCGGGGTTGACAAAATTATCGCCCCGATAGGCAGCAAAAACGTGAAAGCGTTGAAACTTGTAAGTAAGATGGGTTTCACCGAGGAAGCGCGAATCAAAGACGCCGACACCGACGGTGATATTGTTTTCCTAACCATGACACGCGATGCGTGTCGCTTTTTAGGACACCGTTATGGGCAAAAAATCACCGGCACCGCCGCCAGCGCCTGATTACGCAACCCTTGCGATCAAGCAGGGTGAGGCCAATTTGGCCGCCGCGAAACAATCGGCGTACATGTCCAACCCGAATATTTATTC